CTCTTAGCATATAGTAATAAATCACGTCTAAGCTCCTTAGAACTCATGTCTGATACCTTAGAACCAACCTCAGCTCTCATAACAGCCTCTGCCATGTCAATATCTAGATCTTTAGCAACTGTTAAAGCCTCTACTTCGAACTCTAACCAATCTAATTGATTCTTCGCTTGCTCTACTGGCTTATACTCGTAATACAATACGTCCTTGTGAGGGTGGTATAAAGATAATAGTTTCTGTAAAACTGTTTTCTCTTTTTCAACAAATAATGCACCGCTTCTAAATATGATGTGAGATAATCTTTGATCACCCTTCATATCGTCAACAAAACAAGTTTTTTGATTTTGACAATACTTAAGTTCTCTTTCATATCCTTTGTCTTCATCAAAATAAAATATAGATGAAGCTTTAATAGCTTTAGATAAAGGCTTTTTATTATTCGTTAGATAGTATATTCTATCTTTAATTTCCCAACCGTCTTCTGGACCGGTTTTCTTTTTCTCAACAGGCTGTGGTTTTGGCTCCAGTTTTGGAGTTTCAACTACAACTGTCTCTTCTACGTAGGGTTCTTCTACCTCTACTTCTTTTTTCTTTTTTGCCATAATATAATATAATAAAAGTTAGTATAAAACTACCCCACCCGAAGGTGAGGTAGTTTCAATCAAATATAGTTTATCCCTTAATCAACATAAAGTTGTTAGCTCCTTGCGTAATTAAACAACGCTCAGAAAGCATGTGGATTTGCATCGCGTCAAGAGCTGACGTAGAAGCTCCAACAGAACCAGTAGTCCATGTCTTCATCTTACGATTGTCAGTCTTAGAAGCTCTGTAACGAACGTGTAGGAAAGGACGCTTAAGGTTCTTACCTAAAGTTTGATCGTATACAGTAGATGTTCCAGCAGGAACGATTACTCCACGGATTGCGTTCGCAGCGCTAGCGGCGTTAATACCACCACGTGTAGCTAGATCGTTCAAGTAACGGAAGTCAGACTTGTAGAAGTCATAAGATCCACGACGGAACCCAGAGAAACCTAGGTTTAGTGCCATGTTCTCATCATTCTCAAATACTCCGAAAGAAGTACCGCCTTCACCGTAAGAATTCATTGAAGCAAGCATGTCATCGAAAGCCAATGCTGTAGCACGGTTAACGAAAAGCATGTTCTCTTCAATTGCTCCTTGACGATCGAACTCAGCTAAGATAGCGTCAAATTCAGCTAGGTCTAAAGCAGCTGAAGTTCCAGAGATACCAGAAGTTAAGTTACCACGAGATTCAATCGCAGCGAATAAACCTTCAGTACCAACTTGGCTACCTGTCATACCTAATTGAGCGTCAGCGTCAGTTGATGCGCCTGCAAGTGCAGATCTTTCACCTTCTAACATCGCCATCTCTAAGTAATCGTTGAAACGAGCACGAGTATCAGCTTCAGCTTTTAGGTACCATAGGTAACCTGACTGACCTTCTTCAGCAGCTATCTCAACCCAACCAATACGAGATGCATCAGAACCTGATACTTCGTAGTAATCCTTTAGGATAATTGGCTTGTTGGTGAAAGTTCTGAACGAAGGCTCGTTAGCTCCACGCGAATCTGAGTTGTTGAATGTACCATCAGCAGCATCGTAACGCGTTCCCTTACCGTACTCAGAACCGTAAACTAGGATAGTAGTACCTAGAGCTACGTTTGTGTGAGTAATAGTAGTTGCTCCATAAGGTGCAACAGTGATAACGTCACCGTTTACAACAGTAACCAAAGCTTTAACAAGCTGATTCGCATCAGAGATAATAATAGTATCGTTAACTCTTACGCCGTGGTTAATAGGATCATCGCCAGCACCAGAAATACCGTTAGTAGTATCTTCGTTGTTTCCATCAATATCAGACTGAATCGTAATAGTTGTTGTAGATGCAGTTTGACACTTGTATGAAAGGTGTAGACGACCCTGCTCAGACCAAATAACTTGGTCAGCAGTCATTGCCTCTTCAGCACCGATTTTAGAAAGGAAACCAGAGATTGTTCTTTTTCCGAAAACCTCAGCCTCTTTTTCCATAAGGTCTGGTAAGTACTGTTGTCCCCAACCTGCGTTTGCAGCAGATGAAAGATCTAAGTAATTTGTTTGTAACGCTTGTTGAATTGGTGCAGGAACACTATTCAACAGCGGGCCATTTGTTAATGCCATTTTTTCTTAATTTTAATATTTGTTATTTCTAATTTTGAACTTAAAAGATTCAGAATCGTCACCTAACACTTTAACTCTATATCCACTGTTATCTACAGGTTCGTTATGAGATCCTCTAGTGTCAGTATTTATATTCTTAGCTTTAGCTACGTTATCTTTAATAGCATCAGCTTTACCTTGTTCGTAAAAGTGTTGAGCAACTGCATCAGCGTTCATAGCGGTAAACAAACCTTTGTGATAACCCTCAGCGTCTCTCATCGTATCATCTTTATTCAAAAACTTTTTGAAGAAGTTATTGATGTCTTTCTGAGTGTGTTTAACTTGGTCTGCATTATTAACATTAACCCTGTACTTTTTATCTCCGACGCTATATTCAAAACCTTTGAAGTTGTCGTTAAAAACCTGATCGGTTTTTTTGTTAAATACGGATTTTTGTTTGTCAGCTATTTTACGCTCTTGCTCTGACTCTTTATTATATTTGTTGTAGAAATTAATCGCATCTTGCTGCTCGCTTGTAAGCTTGCTGCCAGCTTTAATCTCTTCATAGTATTTAGACTTTTGCCCGTCTAAGTAGGACTTGGCCTCGGCAACTTGCTCTTTGAGGGCCAATTTTTTACGTTTAATATCTTTAGCGTCATCTAGCTCTTCATCATAAGAGAAGTTGTCCTCCATAAGGAAGTTTATCTCTTCTGAATCTAAATGAGGCTTTGTAGTCTTGTAATATTCAAGAAGTGCATCGTGATCGTCAAGCTCGCTAACGTCTCTGTTTAATCGAACATAATCGTTTATATCACCTCCAGTATCGTCCATAAAGTCAATAAGCTTTTGAACGTTTTCAGGAAGAGGTTTGCCTGAAGCTTCTGCTTCATCAAGAGCTTCAGCTATTTCTTCTTTAAATTCTTGTACTTCTTCAGTTACCTCCTCTACTCCTGATAATTCTGCTTGTACTTCTGCTTCCGGCTGTACTTCTTCTTGTTCTTGTGCGGGCTCGGCACTTTCATCGACTCTAACCACTCTTGTGTTGTCAGCGTCATCTTCTTTAGTTTCATCGGTTGTTGGTGATGTGAGATCTATCTTGACAACTCCTGGATCATCTTTACTGTCGAATTTGTCTAAATCAATCTCTGGTTTACTTTCTTCAACCACTGGTTCTTCAGCGGTTTCTTGTGGTGTTTCGTTTTCGACCTCTTGGATTACCTCCTCAAGGTCTTTTTGATTTTCATTTTCCATGATAAAATATTATATAATTATTTTCCTATTTGTGGAGCAAAATCACTTACTCCCATTCCGCCTCCAATAGTATCATTACCTGCGGATTCAAATCTTTTACTATCTAATTTAGCTTTTTCTCGTCTATCTTTGCCATCTTCTTTCATTTGCTCTATGTCTTTAGTATCAGAGCGTTCTTGGTTACGCAATTGCTCGTTAAGATCAAACTCAAATTGCATTAACTCTTTTTTCAATCTCACCTCTTCTCGCAAGTATGCTAATTTTGTATCCGCCTTAACAGATTCTAGTTGCATGTCTTGTTGAGCTTTTGCCTGATTTTTTTGTATCTCAGCTTGAGCAGCGGCTTGTTGAGTTTGCGCATTTGCTTGTGCTTGCGCCTCCATGTTCTGTTGTTGGATTTTTTGATCACGCTTTTCTTTTTGTTGGCGTTTTATTTTTAACAGTTGATTTGCTAATTTAACGTTCTTTACTTCTCTAATATCTATAGCGTCAGAGAGATCTATTAAACCTTGAGCTAATGCTGTTTGAATATTATTTTCAAGCATAGCTTTTTCTTCTTCGTCAGGTTCAAGTTCTAAGAATATACCAAAGTCGTATAAATATAACTCTGACATTTCTTTTAATGTAGCAACGTTATGTGAACCTATAGCCTGAACAAAAGCGTCTGCTGTTGGAGAATATTCTAATATATCAGATATACGAAGTGATAGTGCTTCACACATCTCCGCGGTTAAAAACATTGACCCAAGAAGGATGTGTCTAGTCGCTACATTTGAATTAGCCGCAGCCATCTTTTGTATACCAACTAAAGATTTAGGATCTGGCATACTAGCGTCTCTAGCCTCGTTAAG